CCCGTAGCGTTCCCACGTTGCGTGGGAAACATTTTTCCCCAAACATATGCGTTCATTTCCTGGCGAGCTCGTGTAGAGTGACCTCTCGTGTTTCGCATTTCATGCAACATGCCTGGCGGATACCCATTGATTTCTCTGTCTAGCAATTTGAGCATATCAATCCTGTTATTCGTGATAGTAGCCAATTTAATTGTGTTTTCAACACTCACCAAACCGGTGGGGGATTCCTTCCACATTTGAATAACCTTGGCGAGAACATCGAGGTTTCCAGTAATGATAGCATCATTAAAATCACTCGGAGACCAATCTTCGGATCTGTCCCAGAACATCTGATAAACACTCTCAATCTTTTCAGGGTCAGCAGTCTTGACGGCGATGGAAGTAGCATTATCCATAGATCGAATCTCGGCAAAAGCCTCGTGGAAAGTTGTAGTTCCATATGTATACACACTGTTCATCATAGTCAAGTCACCATGTTTGATGGCGGCATACATCATGTAACGAATGGTGCTAAATCTGGCCTCGTTGTCGAAATAGGTATAACTATATAAAAACGCATAGTATTCATCCAACCACTTATTCTTGGCACAAAATTCTATTTCTTTCTCAAGAGAAATTTGTCTTGGATTTGTCTTGAGAAAGTTGTAGATTTCCAGGTGATTGTAGAGAGCAGCAGTTTCAGGAGCTTTCTTGCATTTTTCGTAGTTGAAGGTCTTCATACACCCGAAGTGTCCCTTCTTGATAGCAGATAAGCAGGTTTTGCAGTCTTGGCAGCGCATGAGTTCTTGATTTTTTGAAGTAACTTTTCTATCTTTTTAATCCGACTTAGGTACACTTTTTCTTTAATTTTTCAACATATTCGTCATACTCATCATATTACATTTTATCTATTTCACACCGACACATCTTGTAGAATTTTTCGGAACGCAAAGTTTCATCTACATCGTGAAAGGTTTTGAATTTGGGAGAACGTGGGATGAGTGAATGCTTGTCCCAAACCTTTTCCCAAAATACATTTGAAAACTTGTCCATCATAAATTTGTACAACTTGATATCTCTCATAGCCACCCATTCTTTGGTTGCCCATGGTTTTTTAGGCATTCGCCGATACGCGTGTTTAACATTACGCATACCCAAACAATAATTATTTCCGCGGTCGTACCAGTCTTTCAAGCATCTTTCTAGATCTTCTTTCGTAGTAGATTGTCCTTCGAGTGTAGATAGGGCATCGTTAGCACGAGATCTACACTCGTCGAATGTGAAGTTGTTCATTTTTGATATGAATATTACAATGTCGACAGGTGACTTAGGCAAAATTAAAATATATATTTATACTAAATGAATATTTACCTCGAAATACTTTTGCGAGCACTCGGTGTATTCCTCGGCGTTTTCTTCACCGTGAGCTGGGGTAGAAAAAGCAAACCTGCGTGGGACGTAGCCATCATAGTGTTTGTCATCGTACTCGCCCTTTACTTGGCGTTTACCCGAAAGATGGAAAACTACACGCCACCACCCATCATGTATAACATGTAAACTCAGAGCTTACTCAAATATTTAGAACCCACAGTTCGCATGAATCGGTGTTTCTCAGCACGGCTATCAAACGTGATCTTGAATCCGTTTCCGTAATACGGCTTCGGTGGAACTTCGTAGTATTGTTCGAGTTCATCATCCGTGTCGTTTTCAACCACGTAGTCCGGATCGTCGTTTCGTGTTTTTCGCACTCGTCTCGTTCTCATTATTACTTACCAATATCACGCGCTAAAGCTTTATGTTTGTTGAACGAAAACACTCGTTTCAAGAAATTTCCTATACCCTCCGTGATTATCGTATGCGCAAGTTGTCTCTTCATCTCAAAGTAGAACATTCTAACGAGGCGATGCATCTTAATATTATTAAAGACTTTTATGTAGCTAAAATCTAATACGAAGGGGTGGTAAAGGAATGTCTTCGTGTGTCAATTCTGTTTGATTTACATTAGAAGCACCCAATAAATTTTCTAAAAACGTACGAGAGTTAGACACGGGAACGGATACATCATCGAAACGTGCCATTCTCGCGCGCACGAGATCACGTTTCATTTGTGTGATCTCCTTTCGGAGTGTTTCATTCTGCTCCATGAGACTTAGGTAATCATTTGTAAGATTCAATATATAATTATCACGGACCGTGTCTCCAGATGCGTACATCCTTTTCAGTTCATTACACATCTCGAGATATACATTTTCTGGAAGAGCAGTTTTGTGCTCATCCAATAGGGACATCATGTTACGTACAGGGTCGCTCATTTTTACTTATTACACGTTATTTTTTTATTCTCATTCACTCTCTAACATGATACGTAGGCGCTCTTCTAAAGATTGTCCGTTCACGGGTACGACTTCAAATTCTGCATCGGGCATATCTGGATCTAAAAGATCTCCGTGTGTTTCACAAAGTTCACAAATGACACCCTCTTCAGGTGGTTGCCCAATCGGGTGATTATGTACAGGGACGACCTTCTTGACAATCGGTTTCTTTGTCCTCACTTTCTTTTGAGGTGGGGGTGCCGTAGACGTACTCGCCACAGGTTCTTTCGCGTTTACGTGCTTCGCACACACATCTTTTCCAGGTAAACGGCTGTTTTTACACGACGTTCCCTTGATGGTTTTACAAACACACTTTTCAGTGGGTTCCTTTGGTTTTGCTACGCGCTTTTTTGGTTTCATTTCTTCACGGATAGATTTGACTTCTTCATGAAGTTGTTGATTCTCCACGCGAAGCGTTTTCACTTCATCGATGAGAGACTTAACAAGGTCGGTGAGGTACGCGATTTCAGCCATGATGATGATTGTTGTATAATTTAGAATGTACCGAGTGACCACTTAGGTATTTTTTTCTTAGTGAACTTTAATGATTGCGCGTCCATTCTCACTCGTTCTCATCGAAGCTATTCTCATAGGTATTTTGACACTACTTATATATACGGGTGTTACCAAATTTGTGAAAGATACACGAGCACTCGTTCTTACGGGAGCACTCGTCCACCTATTTTTCGAGTATTCACCTATGGGGAATTTGAATGAAAGATACTGTAAATATTTATTAAAAGCTTGATTTAAGTTTAACTAATGCGTCTACTGCATCTCCCTCTTGTTTATGTTTAACACAAAATCCATTTTTGCCAGCTCTACATAAACACAGTTGAAATATGCAATTAGGCCTCGTCGCTCTCAGATTCGGTGTCCGAATAGTCGACATATTTTCTTCTTTTTGATGGCGGCTCGATGTCTGTGTATGATTCACTGTCGCTGTCAGTTTCGGTTTCACCGTAGTTTTCCGGTTCGTCATCGGATATGATTTCACCTTCCTCGATTTCGGATTCGGATTCGGATTCAGATTCGGATTCACTTTCATAATCCGAGTAGACACGTTCACTTGGGTAGTAAATCTTGGGTAAATTATCGTAAAGCACTTGCCAGTCCACGTGATCTTCGAGTTCGTTATCTTCGATGAATTCGTTGAGTCCGTTTCGGTCCTTGATACCCCAGTTGTTTTCGGCGATTTCAAGCCAATAATCGACATCGTGTTCCTTGATAACTTTTGGGTACACGTAGACAATGTTTTCATCCGAGTCATGTTCTTCATGTGAAATCTTTTCACCATAAATCAAACACATGTGATCGAGGAGTCCAACTTCGTCTTCGTATTCCGTATCGGGAAGTGGTTCGTGCCCAAATTCGATAAAGTGTACGTGACCATAAGACGTCTTCAACTTTTCTGGGGAAATACCCATGAAACACAAATACCCGTCTGTTTTTTCGGGCATAAACTTGTCCGGAAAGTACTTGGAGGATAGGCCCCACACTTCACACGCCTTACCACAGAAACGGCTCGACAACGAATCCATATGTTGCATTCTTTCCAAAAAGGTCGCATTCTTCACGAGTTCGGTAGAGAGGAACATCTTATTTGGTTATCTGTATCATTTACGTTTCATTTGTTTAAGCACATTTTATTAAAACTCTATCCTACTCGCGAGACTTTTACCAAACGTCTTCTCCTTAAAAACGCGTTCACGATTTTCAAAATCGCGGCATCGCTCGCTGATTTCATAGAGTCGAACTTGAACTTCCGCCAATTTATCATCAGAAACATATTCATCGTGTCTTTCACTTGGAGTCCAGTGCTTGAACTTACTATAAAAACGTTCCTTTTCAATGTTGCGATTTTCGATATCCCTGTATCTTTCAAGTTCAGAACAACAGTAAATGTACTCATTCACATTTTCCATACTTTCTTCAGCCCTCAATTCATAAAGGCGATTTTTAACGAGATCAATGGCGGGTTGATAAATTTGAGAGTGTCCATCACCATAAATCTGGTTCATACGTAAGTTTCTTAGGAGAACATTTAGTTCCCCGATGTTCAGTGTATTGATTGAATGTTCTCGGCTTTTTTGGTGCATCTGGACACTTCGGTGTTTCATTGGAATGGACAATCCCTTGCCATATGAGGATTTGTACGTCTTTGCAGAGCGAACTCGTCGCTTGGCAGAACGCGAGGCGGTAGTCATCGGTCGTGAGAGAGAAGCAGTCATCTTGCATTATACACGCACCACACCTTTATAAGGTTTTTTAAAATGGAGAATTATCTTTTCCCCGACTTCGTTTTTTGCGATGACTACCTCGTAATCACCTTGATCGTATATGTACTTAGGGTCCTCTTGTCTGGGTGACAAGTAGTTAAGTAATCTTGTGTAAAAACTCATTCTTCCTTCTTCTTACTTAGATGATATTCTTCAAGCTTTTTATGTTCACTTTGAATAGTTCTCAAAAATCTCTTTGGTTTGTCGCCAAGTTTAGACCAAGAGAATTCGTCCATAAAATCTTCGATGTATTCTGGGACGTGTGCAATCACGACAAACGTCCCTCTGATGTACCTGTATATCCAGGTAGTAGCAAAAGCGTAACAGAAAGCGCGTGGGTAAAGCCACCACATTACGTGTTTAACGACTTCTTTTTTTATCTATCTTAAATACAAGATGGATCTCCACGAAGTACCGAAGAAAGTCCAGTATGTCACAGTAGATTCCGAATTCGTGAATGGGTCTAACAACACATTTACGATTGATTTTTCACTCGACTCAAACATACACATGGAGGACATGACAAAAGTGATAGGATTCAAAGTGGTTGATTTTTACGTGACACAAGTGGGCGAATCTGATTCCGCTGGTAACACAGATGTATCCAAATACATAGATGTCGTATGCGAGGACATACCCAAAAGAGCCCAAATACTCGACGAACGAAACGGACAAATACTGGCGCGCGTACCATTGGAGCGTACATTCTCCGGAAGCAATTCATTCATTTTGAGAGACAAACAATGGAGATCGTTCCAACGACAAACATCTCTGTTTAATCCAATATCCATCCAAAAAACACATTTCAAACTCTATGAGTCACAGGGTGATGGAGACTATGAACTTCTTAAACCATCCGTGTCTTTTTACATGATCATAGAAATCACGACCATAGATGTAAAGAAAAAACCAAGAAACAGAGAATTGCAGATTCTGGATGCACTCGATCGTCTCATGGGGAGGATAGATAACCTCAATCACAACGTGAAAAAACTCCCCGATGCAGATCAATTAGAGAAAGCTAGAAAGGAAACTAAGAAATACCCTTTTAGCTATCTTGTTTTATTGATAGTTATCATATTAGGAGGATTTTATTACGTATCTAAGCAGACAACTTCGGTTCCTCTACAACCTTCTTTCTAGTGCGTCTGACGACCTTCTTCACTGGCGCTGGCTTTGGGGCTTCTTCAACTGGAGCTGGAGCTTCGGCAACTGGTTCGGGAGTCGCAACTCGAGCTGGGGCAGCGACTGGAGCTGGAGCTGGAGCTGGAGCTGGCTTAGCACTGTCCAATTCGTCGACCAATCGCAACAAGATGTCGTAGACATGCTTCTTATTGATACGGAGGGACTTCATTTCATCGCGGATTTCTTGCCTGAGAGATTCCATTATAATATACATAAAGGAAATATTATCTTTAAATGTAATGCTGGTGATTGGACCAACTTTACTGAGTGGAATCGGACAACATGCAAAGAAATACACGGATCTATTCCCAGATTGGAAATATCTTCAAATTCAAGAAGAAATTCCTCCGTGTGAACGAGCTTTTATGTTTGCTTTACCGACGGACTTTTGGTTAAACAAGATTCCGGATTTAAAACGTAAAGTCAAACACCTCCACTGTATGACCGTGTGTGAAACCGAAACAGTACACGAAGACTACGGAAAACTCTTTGAATTATTTGACCGAATCGCGGTACCGAGTGAATTCTGTAAAAAAGTGTTTTCAAGACAATTCCCAAACACGGAATTCTATGTCGTACGGGCACACATTCCTCACACGGACAAATACACGTTTTACCACATAGGAAACATCATGGACCAACGTAAGAATTTTAGGGACATTTTAGAAGCGTTTGTGCGTCTCAATAAACCGAATGCCAAACTCATCGTGAAAGCCACGTGTAATCAACCAGTTCAAATAAAGTTACCAAATGTGGAAGTCATCAATGGTCTCATTTCTGACGAAGAGATGGATAAGATACACAGGCTCTCAGACTGTTACGTGAGCTTTTCGAGTTCTGAAGGCGTCGGTATGGGTGCCGTAGAAGCGGCCATGCACGATAAACCTGTGATCATTACGGATTACGGGGGTGCACCCGAATATGTAAAAACACCGTACACGATCGATTGTGAACTTCAAGAGTTGCAGAATGACGACTTCTTGTTTAAGAAAGGTATGCAGTGGGGCAAACCAAACAAAGAACAACTCTTGGAATTCATGAATGATGCGTACGAAAAACGCTTGAGATACATGGATCACTCACACACGAAACAATTGGTTGGTAAAGAACACGTCTCACAACAATTCATCGATGATGTAATTGGTAAGGAGAACGATGAGCCCCGTGAGAATAGCACCTGAGGCGATGGCACCCTTTTGAGCGATCAACATGGAGACGATGTCATCAATGAACCCAATGTTTGTGGGCTTCTTGACGTTTTCGGGAATAATCTTAGCTATGGCGACATACAAGGCCATCGATATTACAACTGGACGTAACGTCTCTTGATCTAACATTTATAGTAAACTAATATTTTATCTTTGGTTGATGTTTCTTACAGAAACCACCACACACAGCCTTAAATCCACACGGCTTGCCAGCCAGAGTCACTGCTTGACAAGTGTGTACTGTGTGTCGCTTTTCTACAATCTTTTCAGGGGCTTTTTCTATGACCTGGATAACTCGAGTCTGTTTATCTTTTCTGAGTTGTGCGTATTTCTGTTTCATCTTCCAAGTCGCATTCGCGAGTTTCTTACATCTATCGGTTGGTGAATCCACTCGGTGCATGCGCATGGCGTCGGAGAGGCACTGTTCGTAAGACATCTTTAGAATGTTGTAATTACAAGGGTGGCTCTGTGTGACTTAGGTAATTTATTAATATATTTTTATGATTTACACGCTTAAAAATTACACAACATAAATCTATAAGATGCAAAATGCAGTGTATAACTGCGATTGCCTAGATGGTTTAAATAAGCTCATTTCAGAGAACGTTGAAATAGAATTAACTGTGACGTCTCCCCCATATTTCAATGTAAAAGATTACGTAGTTTATGATAACTATAAGAAATATTTGGATTTTTTGAAAGAAGTGTTCACAAAAATAATGCACATAACCAAACCAGGTAGATTGTGTGCGGTCAACATTAGCAATATCCTCATAACACGCGAAAATCGTAATAGCGAAAGTAGAAGAATTCCTCTATCGTTTCACTTTGTATCACTCATGGAAGAAATTGGCTGGGATTTTTTAGAGGATATCGTGTGGGTGAAACCAGAGGGTGCCGCTAAAAACAGAAACGGTGGGTTTTTTCAACACAGACAGCCCGTTGCATACAAACCTAACGTAGTTAATGAATACGTGTTCGTGTTTAAGAAACCAAGTGGATTTTTAATAGATAAGGTTGTGAGAAGTTACGATAGTCTAGTATCCGAAAACAGTCGGGTAGAAGGGGAATACGAAAGAAGTAATGTGTGGAAAATAAACCCAAAGACCAATTCTAAACACCCTGCACCATATCCAATTGAATTGACGGACAAACTCATAAGCTATTATTCATTTGTGGGTGACACTGTATTGGATCCATTTTTTGGTTCAGGTACAACTGGATTATCTTGTAAAAAACTAAACAGAAACTGTATAGGTTTTGAAATTCACAGTAAATACATAGACATGTATATGAAAAGTGTAAAAAAGATAACACCTAACCGTATCAATAGCGAACTTAAACTAAAACCGGGTGATTTTGAAAATTTAACGGCAGAGGAATGTACAAAAAAACTAAACAAGATTTCTAAAAAAGTTTTGTATGACATACTAAAATCCACGTATGATAATACGGCTAAAAAAACCATGCCTAAAAATGACATAGTAAATACCTTAAAATCTTACTTGCGGACAGACTTAGACACAAAGTCTCCTTGAGACTTACCTTTTCTCCCGTGACACATTCTACATATGGTGATGACATTCTCCGGTGTATTGTCAAACAGTACACCAGAACCGTTCACGTGGTCCATATCTAGAAGGTGGTGGATATCGTAGTCTCGCCAATCATCCGCGTTTAGGTTCAAGCAACACCTGAAACCCAAACGTCCATCCACGTTCTCACAGAATGACTTTTTGTGCCACGTAACACCAGTGAGTGTCTTGCGTTTACCACGTGCGTTTTGACACCTAGAACACTCCGTTCTAACCGACGGGATACCAGATGCTTTCCAATCTCTCGTAGCACATGGTCGTGTACACCCAATGTTTATGCATGTGGGCCACGATCTCAAATTTTTCTTTTCCCAATCGATAATACGGGGTAGAATAGAACCTCTCCCCATGTTTATTACTACATATTGGTAAGAATTTCATCACTTAGGTTCAAATCAAAGACCCCTACCTTTGTTTTCAGAAAACAGCTTAAGTGAGAGCCTCGTTTATTAAAAATCAAGTAAAATGAGTGAAAGCATCCAAAAGCTTACCCACGTGGAGCACATCTTGAAGAGACCTGACTCATATGTTGGTCCTGTTGCTCGCGTTGGTGAACAGTATTGGGTCAAAGAAGGCGATGGATTCGAAAAGAAAACCGTCATCTACGCACCCGCGCTTCTCAAGATTTTTGACGAAATTCTTGTCAATGCCATCGATCGTAATTCACTCTATCCAAAACAGGTAACGTCCATCTCCGTCAACATCGACCGCGAGAAAGGTGAAATCAGTGTCGAGAACAATGGGCCTCTCGGGGGCATCGCGGTCAAGGAACACGAAAAGGAGAAGATTTGGAATCCAGAACTCACGTTCGGACATCTTCTCACGAGTACCAACTACGACGATTCGCAACAGCGTGTTGTCGGTGGTAGAAACGGGTACGGTGCGAAGCTCACGAATGTGTATTCGAGCAAATTCTCCATCAAAATCAAGGATTCCGAAAACAAGACGACGTACACACAAGAGTGGACGGATAACATGAAGACGTGTGGAAAGCCGAAGATGCGTAGCTACTCAGGGGCGACCTCTAGTGTTTGCGTCACGTTCACACCAGACTGGTCTCGGTTTGGTATGAAAGAGATGGACGAACACATCTTCAAAATCTTTGAGAAGCGTGTCTATGATGCGAACATCTGTACCACAACAGGATGTAAAGTCAAGTTTCAAGGCGAAACGCTTCCAAACACCGCATTCAATGAATACGCCAAGATGCACACAAAATCTGACGAAGTTTGTTTGTTTACGTCGGATAGATGGTCCGTGTGTGTCGCGCCATCCGAAGATGGATTCGAACAAATCTCTTTCGTCAATGGTATCTGTACCACAAAAGGTGGGAGTCACGTAGACCACGTGGCGGGCATACTCGCGTCCAACATCATCGAGGATATGGCCAAGAAGATCAAGCTCAAACCCCAACAAGTGAAGAACGCATTCATGGTATTTGTGAAAGCCACACTCGTGAATCCAACCTTCAGTAGTCAGGTCAAGTCGGAGTGTACTCTCAAGCCACAGGAATTTGGGAGCAAATTCGAGCCCACGAAGAAGCTCATCAAAGATATTCTTAAGACGAGCGTTCAATCAGAACTCATGGCGCTCTCCAAATTCAAAGAGATGAAAGAACTTCAAAAGTCCGATGGCGCGCGAAAGTCTAAAATCACTGGTATCCCAAAGTTGGATGACGCAAACAAGGCTGGGACGCAACAATCTGGAAAGTGTACGCTCATCATCACGGAGGGGGATTCTGCGAAATCTCTCGCGGTCGCGGGTCTTTCTGTGGTTGGTCGCGACTATTACGGGGTATTTCCCCTTCGTGGAAAGTGTAAGAACGTGAGAGATGCGTCCGTGAAACAGCTCACCGAGAACAAAGAGTTCAGCGACCTCAAGAAGATTTTGGGTCTTCAACAGGGCAAGGTGTATACCTCGCTCAGTGAACTTCGCTACGGTCGTCTCATGATCATGACCGATGCAGACACAGATGGAAGTCACATCAAGGGTCTTGTACTCAACATGATTCATTACTTTTGGCCGAGTTTACTCGACCTAAATTTCGTGGTGAGCATGGTCACGCCTATAATCAAGGCAACCAAAGGTTCACAAACCATGTCGTTCTACACAGATTCCATGTTTAGAATGTGGTATGGAAATGGGAGACCCGGATGGAAGATCAAATACTATAAGGGTCTGGGTACCTCCACATCTGCAGAGGCTCGCGAGTATTTCAAGAACATCGAAAAGCTCACGGTCAAGTTTGATACGGATGAGAAGACAGATGACTCTATCATTCTCGCATTCGATAAAACAAGGGCTGATTCTCGTAAGACCTGGCTTCTGGAAAGCACAGAGAAACAGGGTTCTGATCTAGAGATTGCATACGGAAACGTGGATAGAATCAACATCACCGAGTTCGTACACAAGGATCTCGTGAATTTCAGTCTCGCGGACTTGAAGCGTTCCATCGCGCACGTATCTGATGGTCTCAAACCTTCGCAGAGAAAGGTCATGTACTCGTGTTTCAAGAAGAACTTGACCAATGAAATGAAGGTGGCGCAGTTGGCTGCATACGTCGCAGAGACCTCCGCGTACCATCACGGTGAGGTGTCTCTCGCAGACACGATCGTAAAATTAGCACATAATTTTACTGGTTCGAACAACATCAATCTTCTCGAGCCGTGTGGTCAATTCGGTACGAGACTCATGGGCGGTAAGGATGCGAGTCAAACGAGGTACATCTTCACAAAACTCACGAAGGATGCGAGAAAGCTCTTTGACGCAAAGGATGACGCCGTATTGAAATACCTCGATGACGATGGTAAGCCTATCGAACCGGAGTACTACGTTCCAATTTTACCCACCGTGTTAGTCAACGGCACGGAGGGTATCGGTACGGGATTCAGCTGTTACGTACCACCTTTTAATCCAAAGGATATCTGTGAAAACATAAAACGAGCTATTTCCAATCAACCGCTCAAGGAAATGAAGCCTTGGTTCAACAACTTCAAAGGTAGGGTGTTTAAAAACACTGATGGGTTTTGGGTCACAGAAGGTCTTTGGTCTACCACGAGCACTGGAAACAAGATCAAGATCACAGAGCTTCCACCGGGTCGTTGGACCCAAGATTACAAAGAGTACCTCGATGGTCTCGTCGACAAGAAGGTCATTGCGAGTTTCGTGAATAACAGTACCACTGAAGACGTGGACTTTACCATCACTGGATACACAGGCAAAGACATCATCAAGGATTTTAAGCTTCAAAAGTCGTTCCACGTGAGTAACATGCACCTGTTCCACCCGACAAAGGGAATCAAAAAGTACGCGAGTCCAGAAGAGATTTTGGTTGACTTCCTGGAGATTCGAATGGATACATACAAGAAACGCAAGGAACACCTCTTGCAGGTTCTCAAAGAGAAGACTAAGAAGCTTGAAAACATGTCTCGATTTGTAGACGCAGTCATCAACGAAAAGATTGTGGTCTTCAAGCGTAAGAAGGCTGAACTTGAAACTGAGATTTCGAAGACGTTTGATAAGATAGACGACTCGTACGATTATTTGCTCAATATCAAGACATACCAATACACGAAAGAAGCAGTGCAGACACTCAATGAAGAGACTCACAAAACAAAGAAGGAACTCGAAGACTTGAATGCGACGAGTCACCTCGACATGTGGAAAATGGATTTAAAAATATATAAGCAATAAGTAGTATGTGCGATAGATCTGGTCCAGATACCGGTGCTGCACTTTGCCTGTCTGCCATAGGTCAACAGGACACATACCTATTAGGTGGTGAATCACCCTTTAAGTATGAAGAGAAGAGACACTCCAACTTTAGGAAATTTCATAGAAATTTTAAGGTTAACAAACCGTCAAATGCCGCGAATGGCTGGCCTTTTAATCAATCGATAAAGGTTACACTTAGACCACAAGACATGGGAGACCTATTATGTAATATGTATATAAAGATCAAATTACCCGGATTAAGTTCATCAAATTACAATTATGCCGACCGGGTTGGTAGACACATCTTTAAGAAGATAACTATGCGTGTAGATGAAACCGTGCTAGAAGTATACAGAGATGACATAGGATTCATCTACGATGAGATGTACTTGGATCAATCTGAAAGCGTGAGTAGAATATACACAGACGGTCGTTTCATTTACAGAGAAACAGTTCTGAGTTCAACATTCAACTTTATAAAGACAGGAAACACATTCGTATACGTACCCATTCCATTCTTCTTTTCTAGAAGCTATGAATCATCCGATTACGAAACAAATGTACACAACAGACCTTATTTTCCACTGTGTGCCATAAACAAACAAAAGCTTGAATTTGACATAGAGTTCAGACCACAGTCATTCTTTACAGACGAAGTGAGTACACTTACAGTTGATGATTTCGATATAGTCACAGAAGAGATCACACTCACACCAGAAGAACGCTTGTATTACACATCTAATAAATACGAAATGATAACCGATATCTTCAAAACACACCCAAAAGTTGATACAACGCCCGGAGACGAGAAGCTAAAAATTGAACTTACACCCGAAAACAGGGTAAAGACGCTCCACTTCTTTTTCAGAAACAAGTTGTTTGAAGACGAAAGTGTTTCAAGTAATGTGAGTGTTTCTCCACCGAATAGCAGCACATCGGATCAAAAATACCACTATTATCATAACAGATTCAATCTCACGCCTTTCCCGAGTTACGCGAGAGCTTTGGATTCTTTGTCAGATGATATCGCGACAGAAGCAAAGCTATTCATCAACGGACAAGAACTCCCATTCATAAATTACGTGGATTCTCATTATTACAGGTATCTTACACCACTCAATCACAAGTTTCACACCACACCTAGAAATATATACACGTATACTTTCTCGATGAATCCAAGAAATGTAGACCCATCGGGAAGTTTGGATTTCACAAACATAAAAAATAATCGAACTCTCATAGAATTCGTAATGAACCGATACTATGGTACGAGCGAAGAGTTCACGTGTCACATCTACTACACGTGTTATCAAACACTCATATTTGAAAATGGGTACGTAAGCACGAGAGAGCTTCTACCCGTAGAAGGAGAATTACTTACCAAATAAACTATCTTTGTTTTCTTTTATGTATTCTATGACACCGTTTTTGATACACCATTTGATGAAATTGAGTTGAGCCACAGTCGTGCTTATTTCATCAGATGTACCCGGTACATTATAAGATATCTTGTCTGAACGACAGAATGGATCAAATAGCTTTTTGCTGTATCCATCGAGTGTAGACTTATAGGCGCAGTGCACACTAAATATTTTACCATCAATCGTTTTATACATTAGGTTCGTCTTTTTAGAATAATTGGTTATGAACCATTCGAGGTTACGGAGGGAAATACCACCTGTTTTGGTGAGTATCTGCATGAGCGTCTTACCGTTTTCAGGGGTACCATAAAACGCATCTATGGAATTTAACAGAATATCTGATTTCCTCATACTACATCATACTTCTCAAATCTCTAAATTGGTTATTGCTAGATGATTCGCACGCGGGACAGGTAGGACTATACATAGGAGGAAACGTATGATTATGTCTGACAGTCGTAGATATATTAACTGGTTCATGAAGTTTAGGTGTGTTTGCATGTGATAGACAAAAACCATCGTGACTCGCTTTTCGCGTACATGGCTCCCCACCTTTTTTGATACCCATACAATACCCACGTGGATTTGGCATGTCACGCATCAATAGTTTAAGAGGAATATTATAATTGGTCGAGACGTTCTGAACAAACTTTAGTACGCGTTCATGCGTCGCCTTGTCTAAATCTTCTTCATACGCT